GGCCACTTCACCGCCTGATTGTAAGTTGTTCATTTGGGCGGCTACTTTTCCGCCCTTTTTCTTACCGACTGCGTTTGGACTAGTAGCATCTGCTCCTGGTGGCGTGTTCGAACCAGAAGGATTGGAGCTACCGACTGCGTTTGGACTAGTAGCATCTGCTCCTGGTGGCGTGTTCGAATCACCAATCTTCCCTTTTGTAGCTGCTGGAAAACCAAATAGTGCGTTTAGATCATTATGTATATCTAAATTTACTTTGCTCATTTTATCTATTGCTTCCTGAGATCGATCTAGACTGGCTTGTGAAGTTGACGGTACACCTACATCACTTTCAGTTGAACCATGATGCCCCCCCGGAGAATATATCGTCCTTTCTTTAGCAGGTGCTTGAGCAACAGGTGCTGCTGCTTCTTCTTTCGAGGGTTGGGTCACTCCATAGGTAGATCCACGAAGTCCTTCTGAAAAAGAACTGATATTAGGTATACTCTTCCAATAGTCAAAAACAGATCCTTCATCTTCTTTTTTTTGCCCTTCATAAAATGGCAAAACTTCATCTCTATATACTACCCTACCTTCCGGTGGTCCTTCTTTTCTTCGTCTAAGTTCTCCTGTAGATAGTACATTACCTCCAACTGTTACAGTAGGTCCAGCAGAACCCCCTTGTGCTGCTCTAATCGGATTATTTTTTACATAATTTACAAATCCTTCTGATTCTAAAGTACTTTTAAAATCTAAACCATAATCAGATTGAAAAGGATCAAAATCTATTTGATCTTCATATCCTTCAGGCATATAAGTCAATCTTTCATTTTCAGTTTTATCATTGAAAAATGTATTATAATTTTCAGTTAAATGTTCTGAAGTATAAACAGTATTTAATTGATTTATATCTGTTTGAGGATCAACTATCGGACTTGCGTATATTGGAGTTGCCATTCTTTTCTACCTCTATTGTATCATTAACCGACTTCTTGAGTTTGACCAGTGTTTGCAGCAAAGCCAGCTTCCCCTGGAGTCGGCGCAGTTCCAACTCCAACGGTTCCACCACCAGTTGCTGTTGCATCCGCTGGATTAGCCCCTGGAGGTACTCTTCCAGCCCCAGCCATCCCTCCTGGTGGTTGACCAGGGGCAGTAGGAGCTTGGCCTGTTCCTTGTTCATTTGCCATTCCTTTCAATATATCTGCAAAGATAGCTGCTTCATTAGGATCATTTACAAGTTCATCTGGATCTATATCTTGTGACACTGCTATCTCTCGGATTAAGTTTGGAATTTTAATAAATGGTGCTAGCATCGGATTACTTACAGTTTGTAGAAGCATTGTTAACCGTTGTGATCGAACTTCTTTTTGCATCACAGCAGCTACACCCTTTGGCTTTATTTCTAAATCTCCTACTATCTCTATATCTAGATCATTAAATTGCATGTTCCACTGAAAATACGCTTCACCCATCGGTTTTAAAAGATAATCATCGATGTTTTTAATTACAGTTTTAATAGATAAACCAGCAGACCCTAGAAGCATAGACAAGCCCGACGCTGTTCTACCGGTGCCGGTTACACCCGTCTGGCCGTGTACGATACTGGGAATACCAGTTTCTTCATCTGCTAGTTGACGAGCTACTTGATACATCTGTAAATTTTCAGGGGCTGTATTAGGAAATTTAATACCATTTATAGCAGTACCGGTAACACCAGTCTGCCTTCTAAAGATTTTACCAGGATAAACTTCCATAGATTGCCCCGGTACAAGCTGTGCTTCATCTACATCTAATATTAAGTTTCCAGCAAGTGCTAGATTATCAATGCCCATTCTCATATGGCCGTTCATAAGTAGTTGAGCATCTTCCATATTCTCCGCTACGCCTACTCCGAAAAATTGGTAAGGATTTAGTTCATAAGGAAATGCCTGATAAGGAATACGCATAGGAGTAAATGGATTTACTACTGCTCTAACTATCATGCCTGAACAAACCCATATATTAACTTGTACAGAGGTTAGTTCAGATAAACTTTTAGGCATTTCCATACCTGCTTCTTCAGCTAAAGTAGAATCTAAAATGCCCCAATATTCTAGAATTTCAAACCTGTTACTATCATTCATAGGATCATTATCTGAACGAATAGTAGGTTCAAAGTGTCTTTCTTCGTAATTCGGTCCCATTTCTAAAGCAAGTTCTAGTTTTTCTTTATTAAAATATGGGCGATTCATAAGATCACGAACCTGTTCTCGATTCATCCTATGCCGTTGAATTACATATTCACAATCTTCTATACTTGTAGCACTAGGATCAGGATAAAAATCCCAACAACTAACCGCTTCTATTCGAGGCACGGTTTTTTCATAAGGATCGTACTCTTTAGCATCACCAGTACCCTTCCAGCGATGTACTTTTTTACCATAGTTAAACGGACCTTTTACAATACCAGTACCTAGTAAAGAACATTCAAAAATAGCATGGCGTAGAACATTCACAGCAGAAGTATCTAGAAGTTGGTCCATTATGACCTTTTCCATCTTTCTAGCTGTCTCTGCTGCTGGTTTTATCTGTGGCTGTCCAAGATAACCCGGACCTGGGACTAAATTGTCCGATTGTCCAAAGGTAGTACTTAAACCTGCAAGCATAGGATTACCACCCTGCTCTTCAGTTGAAGTAGCCTCTAGAGCACCCGGTAAAAGTTCTTTACCATCTCCTTGAAAACCCTCTATACCAGCCTGCTGTTCTTGAGGCATTTGTAAATGAGCAAACTCTGCCACACCCTCTGGCACAGGAGTAGGTTCGATAGTTAAGGGAAATTTCTTATTTGCAAAAAGAATATCGGTCAATTGCCCATAAGCAGCAAGTACTTTTACTTTTGTAATCTTTAAAAACACCTTGGATTTTTCAGAATTTCTATATTGAGTAGAAGAATCTGTTATTCCTCGATAGTTTTTATAAGCACTTAACCAGCGAATTTCATCCGCTCGTTTACCTTCTTCAGCATCTGCAAACTTACCTTTTATAACTCCAGCAAGATTAGATACGTCATCAGGATCTAACTCCATAGGCTGATCTAGATCTATATCATTGGGTGGCATATGCCTTCTTCCTTATTATGAAAAGTCCTTTTGAAGTGAAAAATCACCATGCAAACGGTCAATAGAACCATCTACATGCCTACCGGCTTTCTTTTTGCCTGAGTGATTTGCAAATTGAGTTTGATCCGGTTCAGCTAGAACTTTCTTTTCTAACTTCATCCGATACAAGTTTCCACTAGGAACATCGCTTAGATCTCCCTGCTTGACTTTGCCTTCGATGTCTTTCTTTCCGGGGTAACGATAACCGTATGGCATTTTAATCTCCTTTATCCTGTTAGTTTATTCATTTGGTCTTCCAGTTTTGCTACTGGTCTTCCTTCTGCATCTACCGGTCCCATTCCTGGTACTTGTCGAAAAAATTGATCTAAAATAAGAAGTGGGCCAAATCCAGGTATTTTTGGACCGCCCTTTGGATCGGGTTTTTTCTTTGCTTTTTTTGCAGGAACCTCTTTTGATACTTTAGGAAATCTACCTTCTGGATCTAGTACTTTTCTAGTTTGTCTTTCGTATAATTTTCTTAACGCCTCTGAATTTTTATCCAATTGCTTAATAATATCAGTATGTGCAGAACTAGTTCCAGAAGGTTTTACTGCTTCTCTAGCTGCTTCTCTAGCTGCTTCTCTAGCTGCTTTTCTAGCTGCTTTTTTAGCTGCTTTTTTAGCTTCTTTTTCTGCTTCTTTCTGTTTTCTTAATTCTTCCTTTTTTCTCCATTCTTCGTTTTCTCTTTCACTTTTAGTCGGTTTAATAGGAACAGTTTTTCTTTCAAATCTAAAGTTAAGTAAGTTTCGTATTTGTTCATCTATATCATATGTTTTTTCATCTATATCATATGTTTGTTCATCTGGATCATATGTTAGTTCATCTATATCATATGAAACAGTAGGTGTAGCAGAAATGGGATCTTGAACAGAATAAGTTTTGGCAGATTCTTTATCCTGTACCCGTGACCACCTTTCAAATTTAGTATTTGTTTCTTTTACAACTGCTCTTGAATGATATCCAGACCTCCAGCTTGTTCCCCCTCTTCCCCAACTTGCAGTTGGCGCTCTTACAAGTTCATTTTGTACTGTGACTTCATACTGTGGCTGTGTATATTCTGCTATTTGGTCTGCTTTTTGATTTACCTCTGCTATCCATTGCTCTCTAGTCAGCCATCCTTGTGGAACAATATCAAAACTAGTAGAAGATCCTTGTACAGATACTGGTTGTCTTATATCAAGCATTGAACGCACAGCACCTTTATCTCTTAATTTGCTATGAGATACTTGTGCGGGTTGCTTCCCTTTAAGTAACTGTACTACAGCTTGTGCTACAGGCTCTTCATATAATCCTTCTGTTTCTCTTATTTGAACCCTTCTTTCAGGCTCTTTTTTAGGAATACTTAAATAATACTTATAAGCGTCAATAAGAAAAGATGTATCTGCAAAATTTGGCTCTTGAGTTTCAGGATGTTGGGTAAGTTTTACAAGATATCTAGGTTCAAAATCTTTAAATTTAGGTTCTTGAATTTTTGTAATCATTCCTCCACGCACTAAAGTATCTAGTATATCTTCTAGTACAGGATTAGCAGAATCTGTTATTTTTCTAGGTACTAATTCTTGTGTTCCTGGTTTTTCTTCGCGTTCATAATCTCTATATTGTTCCCATTGTTGTTTTTTAGCATCAAGTTCTTTTAGATTTTTCCCAAAATGTCCTGTAAAGTATCTTATAAAATGTCTAAGCATACGGGATTCTTTTCGTTGGCCTACAATACCCAAGGTTTTTAAAAATTCTTTTATTTCACCCGCAGATTTACCAAAAGAATTTGATGAAATAGTAAATGCTACAGAATTTTCAGAAGGAGGAACGCCATTTCTAACACCTTGAAATCTTAACGTATCAAAATACCCACTTGCACCCTCTGCAAAAAGATCTATATCCCACTTTATTCCTTGTTGAAATTGATCTTGTGTAGATTTAGGATAATCTGTTCTATAGTCATGTACTTGACCCGGCCATTCAGTTTTTGTACCTTCCGGTTGTGCATATTTTCTAATACGAGCAATATATTCCTCTTGAGTTTCAAATTTAGATTTTTTACTTTCTAATATTTCTCCACTTTTTATAGGTTGCCATTCAGTAGCAGTTTCAAATATAGGAGAATATTCTAATTTAAATTTTATTTGATCGGCTATAAAACTAGTAAAAAACTTTTTTAAATTTGGATATTTGCGTAAAGTTACTAGCTGATCTCCTGGTGTATACATTCTAGTTTCTGTATCCCAGGCCCCTTCAATTCTATCTCCAATCGGATGTCCTGCAGCATCATAAGGTGTAGCAGATTCATATAAATCAATACCTGAATCTTGAATTTCCTGTAAACAATCCTTTAATTCTTCAAATATATCTGTTACAAAAGATTTATCCTCAAATAAGGCTTTAGTTTCATTACTAATTGCAATTTCAGTTTTTATTTTTGTCTCTTTAGCCATTTAATATCCAAATATTGCATCGGCCATTTCTACTGGCTGATCTTTTATTCTACGAGAAAAACTTTCAAGATTGTAGTTTAATCTTCTCATCATAACCATATATCTAAGAGCATCATATGCGTGATCTTCTGCTTTTGTATCTACATCTTCTGAATTAGTCTTTGATAGAGGTAGAGTAGGTAAAGTTCTTATTAGATTTGTACAAGTAGAAACTATTCTAAGTCTAGGTTGCCCGGTTAAATCATCAGTTTTTAATCTGCGGTGTACTTCTATTTTACCGGACATTCTATTTGAATCAGAAGGAACCCATCTAACTCCTCTATTCATCATAGTTTCTGCTATACTCGGACCTAAGCCCATTTTAGACCAGCAAGACTTATCTAGTACAGATATCTGCATCGGTGGATCGAAGGCTTCTAGTTGTACAATTAAATCTGCTAGATCCTCACCAGTTAGACCTTTTCTGTATAATTCACGATAAATCCAAATATTACTATCCCAATCTATCGCTGCCCAAAGTACACAAGAAGGAGAACTAAAACCGTAATCCGCTGCTCTTATTCTAGGCCAGTTAGTAGGTACTTCAAACGGTTCTACAACGTGCATTAACCTGTCGAACTCAAAGAAAGCAGCACCTTCTGCAACGTCCCAATCACCCTCTAGCAATCTTCTACGCTCTACCTCTGGCAGAGAAAGCAACATAGCTTCGTACTCTCCTGAGTGCATCAAGTACGGATTGTCCGTTAGTCTGGCAGGAATGAACTTCCGCTGAAACAAAGGTTCATTTGCTCTAGAGTGAGAAGGTCCGTATTTTAAAGTTTTACCAGTGTCTATATCCGTAGCCCAAAAGGGCTCATTTGGTATATTAGGATCGATAAACATCTTTTTGATCCACCAACCGCCCATTCCTCCTGGGTTAGCACTTGCTCTCATGTATGTTTCAATATCTGGATCGGTAGTTCTAAGTCTAGATCTAAGATAGTTCCACACATAAGGAGAGGGGTAGTGGCCTAGTTCATCGATACCTATCCAGGTAAAACTCTGGCCTTGATACCTTGTAACATCAGAATCTTTATCTACATAGGAAAAAGTAGCAGTAGCACCTGAAGGAAAAGCCCAGGTAGACTTTGATTCTTTGAATTTAGAACCTGGAAAGGCTCTAGGATAGATCTTTCTAGATTGATCTATAAGCTCGGTCAGTTCGCCCAGAGTACGCCTGAGTAGTAAAGCACGGTGATTAGAATTGGAAGCGAACCTAAGAAGATCAACCAACATTGCATAAGATTTTCCCCCTCCTGCTGCTCCTCCATATAAAACTTCTTTTTCAGGCGCTGCTAAAAACTCCTCCTGTGGACCAGGATTCGGTTTAAATATTATTTCTGCGCCTTGCTTTATTGCATCTTTTAATGCTTTAGGTGCTTGATCTAGTAACTCTCCTGTAGCTACTCCACCGGATTCTAAAACTTTTAGAGCTTCTTTAGCTTTTTTTGCTCCTTTAGCTAAAGTATCTATTTTATTTCTTTGTCGCTCTAGATTTTTATTCTTTTCAGATACTTTCTTACGAGCTTGTCTTCGTAAGTACTCTTTGGTAGTTAATCTATAGTTGCCTTTTACACCTTCTTCAAGTTTGGGTCTAGCCATTAGTACTTTGCAGTCCTTACTACACAACCTTTTGTATATTTTTTAGTTTTTCTTTTCTTTCTTTTTTTTGTTACTTTTCCGCCC